GTTTTTGCAGCTATACCCAGTGCCCACCGAAACCCCAACTCCTGTTATAGTAGAGTACAGGGCATTAGATTCTAATACAATTCATCACGCTTATAGAAATTGGATACAAAGATATGCCACTGCTTCAGCAAAAGGTATACTAGGTAGAATAAGAGGGAAGTATAAAACTCTTCCAGGTCCAGGTGGAGGATCTCAGATGGATGGTGGTGTTCTTGTACAAGAATCTACAGAAGAAAAAAAGCAACTAATGGAAGAGTTAATGACTGAGATTCAGGAAGGCCCAATGTTTATAGTAGGATAATATGAGTAACTTCGGTAAATACAAAACTAATATTAGCTTACCTAATGCCGATGAATACGAAAGTCCTTTTCGTTTATTCAATAAATTAAACGATCAAAACTTATTTAATATTGTTGATGAGGAAATTATAAAACTGGGAGGGTCTCCCCTGATGATTTACAAGTATTATCAATCAAAAGAATTTGATGATGTTTATGGAGAAGAGAGGGGTAAATCATTTTCTATAACTCCAATCAGAGTCTATGGGCATTACGAACCAAAGCCTATTGAAGAAAATTTAACTCAATTTGGTATAGAACTTACTAACGACCAACAGTTTACTTTTAACAAGAGCTACGTTGAGAGGCGGCTAGGTAGACCGCTAATTGCTGGGGATATTATTAAGCCCGAATTCCAGAACTTAAAATACGAAGTGTATGAAGTTCAAGAGGATAGCTTTGAAACTTACGGTGTGTATCACTTACTTTGCAGTGCCAAACTCCTAAGAGATGCAGAAGATATTCACCAGCAAAGAACTCCAACTTCAGAAAAAATCTATCAACAGGATACATTAGAGGGGGACATCCGTGGCTGATCTACCAGTAAGCAACAAAGTTCTTCAAGATATTGTTGAAAAAACAAATGTATCAAGAGGGATGTTCTCTCAAAAAGTTTTTAAAGACACATTAAGATTTTTAATTAATACTTTTGGAAAAGCACATTATCTTGATAGAAATAATAATTCTATTGAAATAAAATGTTTTCATGCCAACCAAGAGAGAGCAGTTGCTAAGTCTACTTTAGGAGACAACATAACTCTCCCAGTTATAACAATTAATGAAGAGTCTTCAACTGAAAGTTCTGAGAGACGGAGATACAGCCCAGTCTTATTACACGAGAAGTACTGGCATAAAAGACAGCAGCGGGCGATTAGAACTTTAAGTTTAAGTCCCACTCCTTTAGACATTACTTACAATATTAATATTTGGTCTAAGTATAAAGAAGACATGGATCAAATAAGAGAGTTTATATTTACCTTATTTAATCCAGACTTAGAAATTGAAACTAAGTTTAATCATGTAACTAAATCTTTTATAGTATCTGAAAGTCCTGTCGAGCAAGGAGAGGCAGAAGATACTCAAGATAGGGTATTAAAAAAGTCCATAACAATTAAAGTAGAAACTTATATCCCTGCTCCAAAGTTTTTATATACATCCACAGGAAAAATAGAGAAACTAGCTTATCAGATCGCTGGTCTTGGGGAGACTACCCAGGTTGTAAGCAGTGATAATACAACCGCTTGCAGCGATATAAATTGCACTTGTGAAAACTGTATTTTACCACTGGTTCTTTACGAAGGTATTCAATCAGGAATTCCCGTAGACTGTGACGCTATTAGTGTTATTGTTGATGGAACCTTAGGATCTTAATTAAATTAAAAAATTTTAACTTAAAATTCACCCTATAAGGGGTAAATACTATTAGAGTTTTTTTATATGCCTCTACAATTAAATACTCAGGGAACAAAATTAATTAAAAATTACTCGGTCCAAGGGCTATATGTTATCCTTCTGACTGAGAATGGTGCTCAACATAAATGGTTAGAACCAAAGCAGGCTATACGAGTTCCTGAGGCTCAAATAAGCCAGCAGATAAAAACTCTCCACAAGAGAAGACTTGTAGTTATAAGTAATTAAAGGATATTTAAATGGCCTCAATCCCAAGTAGTCCCGCTGTCGTATTCTTAGAGAAAGATAACTCAGCGTATCCACCAAATATTGAATCTTCAATAGTTGGTATAGTTGGTTTTGCCACTAAAGGTCCAACAGACACGCCAACTCTGATCACGAGCCAAGAGAACCTTTTAAATACTTTTGGAAGTCCAAGTGAGTCTTTAGAGGGTCAAGGTCTTGAGGGAGCTTTAGAAATCCTAGAGACCACAAACCAAATTAGATACGTTAGAGCTATCCCAACCGATGCTCAAAACGCTTCAGCCTCAGTTGCTTTTGGAATTTGCCCAGCCGTACAATTCTCAGCGAATAGCTTTGGACTGACAAATAACCTTTATCTTAAAGTTTCAGTAAGAGACAGCGGGGGTTCCTTAGTTCTGGATGAGCAATTATATTCAATACCAGCTTCCCAATCAAACGTAGACGCTGGCATAACTCAAGCGTCTGCCATAGCTAAAATAGTTGGAACTGGAATTGCAAAGACAGATCATGTTGCTGTCGTATTTAATACAAATAGCGAGAGCACTGGATACTTAGTTGGAGCTTACCCAGGTCGATTAGCTTCACTAGTTGTATCTGCGTTTACAACAACTGCTCTTACGACTGGTTTAAGCTCAGTATCGGCTGTTTCAATAACGGGTGGAGCGAATGGAGTTGGATCTTCATCACTGTCAGTTTATGGTGGAGACATAGCTACGTCTACATTATCATATCTGGTGCAGTCACAATATCCTGGAACTGGATACAATCTCTCAACCGTAGGATCAACTGGTCAAATAGTTGGACTAAGTGTAGAAGTTGAATCTAATGGAGCAGAAAACTCCTTAATAGGAATTAATAACGAGGGAGCTATAGCTGAAACATTCGATGTTTCTCTTATAGATGACACTACCTTCGTCGAAGAAGTAATAAATATCGGAGTTGATAACGCAACCTCAGATTACATCAAGGGAGAAATATATGTAAGCGGTGATGGAACAAGCACGCCAAGCAAGCTTACTGATTTCGTTGCTAGCATCACTACTATAGCTGCTGGTGGAGTCTCTGTCACTAACAACGCTGGATCTGTAACCATCGGAGCTACACCTAAGTTTGTTAAATTTAAAGATGGAACGTACAGTGTCGCGGGTGGTACAAACGGAACTATGTCCAATACCAACAGCATCATTGGAGACTCCGCTAACAAGACAGGAATCTACGCCCTAGATGATGACCTTCTTAACATATCATTAGGAATAGTTCCTGGAATGTTCCAAGACGAAGTTCAAAATGCTCTCATAACATTAGCTGAGACTTCGCAAAACTTCTTGGCTGTGGTTGCTCCTCCATTAGCTCTTAATACGGTTCAAGAGGCTACTGAATGGATGAACGGAAGAGACACAACTAGAACCGCTGCTATAAACAACTCGTGGGCTGCTGTGTTCTGGCCTCACGTTCAGGTGTTTGATGTCTTCTCAGGAAAGGATCGGTGGTATGATCCAGCTATATTCGCTGTTCGCCAAATGGCTTTTACTGACAGCGTTGCTGAGACTTGGTTTGCACCTGCTGGATTCCGTAGAGGAAGATTAACCAAGCCAACTGCCACAGAGGTAGCACTAAACCAAGGTGATCGTGATTCACTTTACGCGAATAACATCAACCCAATAGTAAACTTCGCCCCAGAAGGAATTACTATCTTCGGTCAGAAGACTGCTCAAAGAGCCGCTACTGCTCTGGATAGAATCAACGTAAGAAGATTGATGATCTTCTTGAGAAAGGTTTTATTACAGACTGGACGCCAGGATCTGTTTGAGCCAAACGATGCATTCACTTGGGAACTTGTTAAGGATAAGGCTGATGCTCTGCTGGCCGATATTCAAGCTAGACGAGGGATTACAGATTTCAGAGTAGTCTGCGATGAGACTGTGAATACACCCCTGAGAGTTGATAGAAACGAGCTATGGTGCAAGATTCTAATCAAGCCAACCAAGACCGCAGAGTGGATCGTCTTTGAGGTTAACTTAACTAACCAAGCTGCTAAATTTAGTGGATAATTAATATGGTTCAAAGCTATTACAAGAATGATTATCGTCCCTTTCGGGCTGGACAAAATCTCCCAAAGATTTCAACAGTCCTCGATTCCGTAAGATCGTATCAGTTTGAAGTTCAATTCTTCGGACTTCCACCCACGATCAGCGGGCAGCAGCAAACAGACTTAACACTGGCTGCGAAGCAAGTTGGAGCTATCGGATACGGGGTGGATGATATTCAAGTCTCCCGCGTAAACGATAAAGTTTACTTCCCAGGAACCCCAACCTTTGATTCAGTTACAATAACCTTTGATAACCTTTATCTAAGAAGAACCTGCCTCAGCTTATGGAGTTGGTTTAAGACGATCTACGATCCACTGTCCGGTAACATGACTCAGCTTGCTGCTCCTGGCGGTGCTGGTAATCGTACATTTAAGGCTACAAAGATGAGAATCGTTGAACTTGATAACACAAGAACTCCTCACGCTGCTGTCGAGTTATACGGTGTCTATCCAAAGTCAGTAAGATTCTCAGAGAAGAATTACAACTCAAATGATTTTGCCACAATTGAAGTAGAGTTCCGTTATGATTTCCTCGACTACTTCAATTACGCTTAATTTTAATAGTTAGTTTAATTTAAATATAGCCTACCA